TGGTCTGATGGAATCATGGGCGCAGGTGCTGCAAACCCTACCGCTCCTTCTGACATCATGGACGCTATCCAAGCTGAGGTTTTGGGTGCTATCGGAGAAAAATTGGAGACTGACATTTGGCAGTCATCAACAAATTTTGATGGTTTCTTAACTTTGTTCGCTGCTGATGGAGATGTAAACAAACCAACTGCTGACGCTGTTGTAAGTGAGTCAAATGTTTTGGCTAAGTATTTAAAACCTGCTTTGGCTGCCGTGCCAATCGCTTTGAGAAATAAAGATTTAGTATTCGCAGTATCTCCTGACGTTGCTCAATACTATGCTTTCTACTTGTCAACTCAAGGAATTGTTTACGGAAACGGAAATACTGACTTCGCTTTAACTTTCGGACGTCACACAATGACCGTATTGAATGGATTGCCTGCAAATACTGTAGTTATCTACGAGCGTAAAAACTTAGTATTCGCTACTGGTTTAACTGCTGACCACAATCAAGTTGCTTTAGTTGACGAAGACGAAATCGGTCTATTGACTGGTAAAGTTCGCGGCAAGGTAGTTTACAACGTTGGTGTTGGATACTACAACGCTGAGGAAATTGTTTACTTGACTTACGAAGCATAATAATAATAAAGACCGCTCGTTAACTCGGGCGGTTTTAAATACCTAAAAAATACATGGCCTGTTTAATAACAAAAGGTAAATTATTGGGTTGCAAAGACCAACGCGGTGGAATTAAAAATTTGTATTTTGCAAATTATGCCGACTATGGTTACACTATTGCAGCTCAAGTATTGACCGACCTGGGAGACCTTGCTGAGGTTTTCAAATACGAGGTAAAGGCTACAACAAATGCCTTGACCGAAACTGGTACAAGTTCAGAGGACAACGGAACATTTTTAAACGCCCAATCTTTGGCCGTTACGCTTCCGAAATTAGGTGCTGACTTGCAAGCTCAAATCCAATTGATTTGCGCTGGTAGACCTCAAGTTTTCGTTGAAGACTATAACGGAAATATAATGTTAATTGGTGCCACAAATGGCACAATGTCAAACTGCACAAAAGTAAGCGGAGGAGCTGGAGCCGATTTAAGCGGTTACACTTTGACTATCGCTGCTGAGGAGTCAAACTTATCTCCATTTTTAAATTCAGCGATGATAACTGCGCTTTATGCGTTAGTTTCTGAAGACGTTGTTTCTTAATTCTTTTCATAGTTTTGTCATTAAACGCTCCTTTAAGGGGCGTTTTTTGTTACAAAACAACAAATTTCAGTTATTATAGTATGTGGATATTCAATTTAACTGCGCCTTATCAATTCCGATGCATTCCAAGAGGCTACAATAGTGGCGAAATCACGTTTTTATTGCGTGATGAAACGCGAGACATCACTCACGAAATTGATGTAACTGGCGTATATTACCAAAACAATGTTTTAGTGTTGGTTTTTAGCGTGCCAATTATGACCGAAGGCCAATCGTTTGAGGTTACAATCAACGAGGATGACAATTTAATTTATAGAGGCAAGGCTTACGCAACGGCTCAGACTGACTTAGAGAATTTTGAACTCAATAACGGAGTTCTAAAAGTATAATTTTATGGAAAAATTACAGATTATAAACCTATCGAATTACATTCGCCCCGAGATTAAAGAGGTGTCGGGTAAAAAGTGGGTATTAAATGGAGACAAAAACTCGTTTTATCAAGTGATAATTGACGCTTATAACGGATCGCCTACAAACTCGGCAATCATCGACAGTTATTCGCAGTTCATTTATGGTAAAGGATTGACCTCAAAAGACAAGTCACGCAAGCCATCAGAATGGGCGGCGATCATTTCGCTCGTTTCAAAAAAAGATTTACGTAAAATATGCAAGGATTTCGAGATGTTTGGAGAGGCTTCACTGGAAGTAAAATATTTAAATGGCAAAATCCAAAGATGTTTTCACGTAGCCAAACAACGAATTGCTCCAGAAGTTGCAAACGAGGAGGGGGATATTACAGGATATTACTACTCGTATGATTTTGCAAACGTAAACAAATACAAGCCCGAACGCATTGACGCATTTGGATACGGCGAGGGAATGGGCGAACGCTCAGAGATTTACATCATTCGTGATTACCAGGTTGGGCAATTTTATTATAGTAACCCTTCGTACGTGTCGGGGATTTCTTGGGCGCGCATGGAGTCCGAAATTAGCAACTACTCAATTAATCACATTCAAAAAGGGTTGAGCTTCGGCCACATCATTAACATGAACTCGGGCGTGCAAGAGTCAATGGAGACAATTGAGGAGAACACACGCCAAATTCGTAACCACTTAACAGGATCACAAAATGCGGGCGCATTCTTTTTAAATTGGAACGATAACAAAGACTCCGAGATTACAATCTCCGCTTTAGAAGTTAGCGACGCACATCAACAATATGCATATTTGAGCGAAGAGGCGAGGCAACAACTTTGCACATCGCACAAATTGACGTCTCAAATGCTTGTTGGAATTTCATCGTCAAAAGGATTTAGTTCTACGGCTGACGAAATTAAAGTCGGATTTGAGGAGTTAATGATCAACGTAATTAGACCAAAGCAAGAGATTATACTCGACGGATTGATGGAGATTTTTGCAGTTAACGGAATTACTTTGGATTTGCAATTTGAGAGTTTGAGAAGTGAAGAGCAAGTAATTGTTGAAGCTCCAACCGAAATAGTTACGCAATTGTCAACTCAAGGCTTTGACGATTTAGGCGAGGACATCGATTTAAATGAATGGGAACTTATAAGCGCAGAAGCGGTGGACTACGATAAGGAGGCCGAGCTTGACGCTGAACTTGATCGCTTAAATGGAGTTAGCACTCAACTTATGAGCGTTGCAATGGCTTCGGTATCAACAGGAACTGCAAGACCAAACGCAAAAAGTTATCAAGATGGCGCGCTTTTTAAAAGTCGCTACCGTTATAGCGGAAATCCATCGCCCGAGCGTGCATTTTGTAAAGCTATGATGAAAGCCAATAAGGTATATCGTAAAGAGGACATCGAAATGATGAGCCAAAGAAACGTAAATCCTGGATTTGGAATGCATCCAAACCCAAATCAGCCTTACGATATATTTTTATGGAAGGGCGGAGGCTTACAAAGTGAGGCTTTCCCTTTTGGAACTTGCAAACATTTTTGGGTTAGAGAAACGTATCGTAAAAGAGCGGATGTAAACAACCCACTTGCGGAGACAATTACACCAGCGCAAGCGAGAAAAGCAGGCGAAATCCTACCAACAAATAACCCTAAAGCGTACATCGCGCCTCACGACATGTAATTTATGGCAACTATTATACTTTTAAAAGAAAACGAACTCACTAAAAACACCCTATTGGGTGGTAATATAGACATCGATTTATATATTCCTTGTATCGCAGACGCGCAGCGCACACGATTGGAGGAGATTTTAGGGGAGACATTATACAATAAAATTTGTGATGACTTCGATAACGACGATTTGGTGGACGATTACTTAATTTTATACGAAGATTACATCAAACCATTTTTAATCGCTGCAAGCGCCGTAGAATACCTCCTAATAGGGGCGTATAAAGTAAATAATAACGGTATATTTAAATCGCAACCCGACAACTCGGTGGCGATTGATAAAACTGAGGTTGACTATTTGGTAAATAATATGCGATTAAAAAGCGAAATGTATCAAGACCGCATGTTGCGTTGGCTTAATAAGTTCCATTTACCTGAGTATGTAAGTAATTCCAATAATATCGTCAACCCTTTGCGTTCACGTTTGATTTGTGGCAAATGGTGGCTTGATCGACCTTACTAAAATATGAGAAAAGTAGACAAACGAACTGAGGAAAACATCAAAAAATTAAAACTATTTTTAAAAAATGGCATCGACACTAAACTTTACGACCAAAAGAGGGGACACGTTCAAACAAACGGACTTTCAAATAAACGTTAACGAGGCACCACTTGACCTAACTGGTGGCGATGTCAAAATGCAACTCAGAAAAGAGGCAGGCGGTGTCGTTGCGCTTGAGGTGCCAATCACTATTTTTGACGCTACCAATGGCGAGTTTTGTATCGATGAGCAAATTATAGACATACAGGCTTGCACCTACAAATACGACATTCAAATCACTCAAGATAGTGGCGAGGTTGACACTTGGATAAGTGGACTCTTTACAGTAACCGACGATATTACACGATAAGCATGGCTGACAATGTAAATATAATAGTACAAGACACAATCAACGACATAGTCGTAAATGCAGCCGTTGTAGTTGAGACAATCGACATAAACGTACAAGCTGCGGTCGATGTGGTTGACATAGTAGCCAATCCAAATAACTACGTTGTAAATATCAACCGAATTATTGGCGAGCAAGTGCAATCGGATTGGGATCAAAACGACAATCAAGCTCCCGACTACATTAAAAACAAGCCGAGCATTCCGACTTTAACGAGCGATTTAACAAACGATGGCGAAGACGGCATCAATCCGTTTATAACGGCTGCCGATGTAACGCCTCAAGTCAATTCGGACTGGGATGCAACGACTGGAGTGGCTGAGATTTTAAACAAGCCGACAATCCCTGCGGCTCAAGTCAATTCGGATTGGGACGCAACGAGCGGATTGGCGCAAATACTTAATAAACCCACTTTGGCAACGGTTGCGACAAGTGGCAGTTATACCGATTTGATAAACAAGCCGACAATCCCTGCGGCGGTTACAAAAACAAGCGACCTTATAAACGATGGCGAGAATGGTATCAATCCATTTATAACGGCTGCCGATATACCTCCAGTAACAGGCTTTGTACCTTACACAGGCGCAACGGCTAACGTTGATTTGGGAACACATACTTTAAGCGCAAAAGATTTAGTTATAAACCATTCAAGTGGCAGCGGTGTAGCGGCTTCAATTACAAAGGGCGGAGCAGGCGAAGCGTTGACTATTAACAAAACAAGCGGTAGCGGTAACGCAATGAGTGTAACAGGTGGCGTTACGCAGTTAGATGAGTTGCATTTAACTACTGACTTGGCAGATTCTTATATTGCAAGCGCAGTAACTTGGAACGGCAAACAAGCTGCATTAGTAAGTGGCACAAACATAAAAACTATTAACGGCAGTTCAGTTTTAGGAAGTGGCGATTTAGCTATAAGTGGCTCAAATATATATAATGCTGATGGCAGTTTAACAGCTGCCCGAACTTTAACTTTAAATGCTTTTCCTTTAACTTTTGTAGGTACAACATCAACTCGATTTTATGCAAACGGAAATATCGGAATCAATCAATTAACCGACGCAGGCTTTAAATTAGACGTAAACGGCACTACAAGATTTCAAGGAATAAGTAGATTTACAGTTGGTGGAAATAATTACATTGATATAAATGCAGGTGCAAATGCATCAACACCAATTATTGATTTTTTCTATTCAGGAGTAGTAGCAAGAAGGATATCTATTGGTGGTGATACAACGGGACTTAATGCTTTAAATGGATTTTTATTATCTTCAAATGGAACGGTTGCAAATGCAGTTCCTTTGACTGCGGGTAACATTAATTCAACAGGTGGAATAGCGAGTTTAAGTGGTTTAATGTATGTTTTTGGAACAGGTGATAATATAGTTCAATTTGCACAAAGAGGAATAGCAAATAGAGGGGTTTTAGGTTATGCAGTAAGCACAAATTATTTACAAATTAGAACAGGGGGAGCAACTTCTTTATCAACAGGCACTTTATCAACTATTTTTGATAATGTTGGAAGTGTTGGAATTGGCGGTATAACTTCAGTAAACGCTTCGGCTATTTTACAAACTGACTCAACCACAAAAGGATTCCTACCTCCGAGAATGACAACCACGCAAAAGAACGCAATTACTACACCCGCTGCGGGGTTAGTTGTTTACGATACGACCTTAAATAAATTATGCGTAAGAACGGCCTCAAGTTGGGAAACAATAACATCAATATAAATAAAAATGGCACAAATTCAACCGATTAACTTTCCTTTTACAGGCGAAGCGACACAATTAAAAGTTTTAATCCTTAACTTTCCAACCGATGCGAATACTTGCACTACTTACAACGAGTTACTGACTCAAGACGGTACACTTTGTACCGCTTGGAACTACACGTTAACCGACGACGAATTTGAAGCGTGGGGCGAGGATAATACTTGGGTTGAAACTTGCGTAGCAAAAGATAAAAACATTACTATTTTAACATACTAAAAATGGAGGAATTAAACGTACTTAAGCAAGCGATTGAAATTGCAGTAAAAGCGGGAGTTTATCAAATGGCTGACGTGGTTGCTTTGTCGCAAATACTTGACAAATTAGCAGCTAAATTGCAAGACGATGAAGCAAATTAAGGAGCATTTACTGCCGATTGTTTTAATCGTTTTGGGGATACTTGACCAAACGACTCATTTGCTCGTTGATTTAATTAGCCAGTTAGGATTGCCCGATTATTTTGGAACAATCCTAAAAATTTTAGTTATTACTTTGGGAGGGATTAAGTTATACCTTTCGCAGCCAAACAAATTTAACTCATGAGCAACATTGAAAGCGAGCGACTGGATCGCATTGAGCAACACCTTAAGCAATTGAAACTCGATAGCGAAAACCGCTCAAACGACATAAAAGAGATTAAACAGGCCCTACTCGGTAACGACCTCAACGGATTTCGTGGCCTTGTTTGGAAAATATCCGACATCGACACCCGAGTGATTGACCTGGAGGAGAACGACGCCGAGCTTAAGGTGTACATCAAACAAGCCAAAGTCATAGCCGTAGCGTTTACCGCTGCGCTTGTAACGTTACTATTTAAAGCATTTGCAAAATGAAACTAAATAACGCGGGTTATCGACTGATTTGTAAATTTGAGGGGTTTAGCTCTAAGCCGTACCTTTGCAGCGCGAAAGTGCCGACGATTGGATACGGCAATACGTACTACACAAACGGCAAAAAGGTGACGCTATTGGATAAGCCAATAACTGAACTCGAAGCCTTTGAGATGTTTAAAGTTATTGCGGACAAATTTGCTGCAAGAGTGAGTAAATTAGTTACCTCGCCACTTGATCAAGGACAATTCAACGCGCTTGTGTCTCTTTGTTATAACATAGGCCCTGCCAACTTTGAGAAATCCACGCTATTGCGCAAGGTCAACTTCAATCACTTTGATCCGTCAATCCGTGAGGAGTTTTTAAAATGGAACAAAGCGGGCGGAAACGTTTTAAAAGGTCTCACAATTCGACGCAAAGCCGAAGCCGACATATATTTTGGAGAGTAAAATCACATACAAGGGCGAAATCGCCCGCGAGTATATCGCAAAGTTCCCAAAGTCATCAACGATGGCAATCTCAAGACTATTGCACCAGGATTTTCCGATTGATTTTACAAGCGTTGACAATGCGCGTGGCATAGTGCGAACACATCGCAACGAACGAAAAGAACGTCAGCAAAAAGAAGCAATCGGAGAACGGACAGAACAAGAAAAAAAAGACTTTATGAAAACAAGCTCATTTGAATTGCCCGAAAGCGACTACGAGAAACAAGGCACCGTTATAGTGCCGAACAAAAACATTTTGTTTTTAACGGATATACACTTCCCCTACCAAAACAACGACGCGCTTAGACTTGCTATCGACTACGGCAAGGCTGAGAACGTGGACTGCGTGTACTTAAATGGGGACACTATCGACATGTATATGCTATCGCGATTTATTAAGGATCGCCGCTTGCGAAATATGGCCGACGAACTTGAGATGACGCGGAACTTTTTAAAGAATTTACAGGATCACTTCCAATGCCCGATATATTTTAAGATTGGCAACCATGAGGATCGCTGGCAAAACTTCCTTAAAATGCAGGCTCCCGAATTATTGGGTATTCCCGACTTTGAACTTGCAACGATTTTGCGCTTTGGCGAGTTTGGAGTGCAAGAGGTAAAGAGTAAACAAATCGCAAAGGCGGGAAAATTGCCACTATTGCACGGACACGAATTTTTCAGCGGCTTTGCGCCACCTGTTAACCCAGCGCGTGGCCTTTATATGAAAGCCAAAGAGTCTTGTATTATTGGCCACCACCATAGAACGAGCGAACATACTGAGGTAAACTTGAGCGGAGACGTAACTACAACTTGGTCAGTCGGTGCGCTTTGCGGATTAAGCCCGGAATATCAGCCCTATAACAATTGGAACAACGGCTTTGCCCACATTCGCGTTGAGAAAAACGGCGATTACGAGGTCAATAACCTTAGAATAGTGGAAAATAAAATCAGATAATATAGTTATAATGGAAAATAAAGTTACTTATATACTTATTATATTGTTATTTGTAGGCTGCGGAGCGCGTAAAGTGAACAAAAGCACAACTGAAACCGAGACAAAAAGCGAGATATCGGTAATTGATTCCACAAAAGTTGTAACTTTTACGGATTCAAGTAGCACAATTTGCACGGACGAGTTTGAGATCACGCCAGTGGACACGCTCAAACCGATTGTTATAATTGATTCGCAAGGCAAAAAGACCACAATTAAAAACGGCCGCGTTAAGAAACGAACGCAAATAAGCCGATTTAAGGCGTTAAAATCTCAAAGCGTACACAATACACGCAAAACGCAAAAAACTGCGACACAATCCACCAAAGTAAGCGAGAAACACGTTGAGCGCAAAGAGTCGTTTGGTTGGATTTGGTTGATCCTTATTATTGCGGTAATTCTCTACATTTACCGCCGCTTTTTTATCTCCCGATTTATTTAGAATTTGTATAAATAAGCATTAAAAACAAACTTTGTTTAATTTTTTGTTGTTTAATTAATTTATTGTTATATATTTGTACTCAGATAACAACAAATAAAAACACAAACACTATGACAACTACATTTACCTCACAAGATTTTGAAATGATTAACGACTTAAAAGAATTTGCAAAAGCAATAAAATTTGAATTAACAAATGAAAATGATTTACAAGTTTTATTAAAAAAATGGGTTAATCATAGAGTTAATTTAACTCCAAATTGTATGGACAAATTATTCAACGATTTTTTAATTTCTAAAGGACTATAAATTATGAAATACTTTTTACAACATCGCAAACCGCAGTACATTTTTTGTTTAATCATGGCCGCATATTTTATTGGTCAACTAATCTTAAGATCATAATGGAAAATTTAGAAATCGAAATTAAAAAACACGAACGCGCTATCAAAATACTTGAGGCGTTTAAAGAAAGCGACCGCCGCTTTAATGACCACAAAAATCGAATCGAACGTAACGAGCGTTTATTTGGTTGGGATATGAACAGTTGGCACAAAAAAAGAATGGCAGTTAACTTTAATATTGGCCTAAGATTGGCCCGAATGTATGAGAACTTATAGGCTATATTACTACACCGAGCAGTTCGATGAGTGCTACGATTACGACATCGACATTGAAGCCAGCAGCATCGCTGAGGCAATACTTATTTTTAATCAATCCTCAATAGTTTGTAAGCGCGTGTGGCGCGTTGAGGAGTTACCATTTAGACACAAACGATGAGAAACGAACGAGGCGCAGGCCGTAAAACTAAATTTGTAGAAGGCACTCAAACAAAAATACTTCACAAATTAATCCCAGTAGACTCGGAGAACGAGGTAAAACAATCAATTGATAAAATTATTTTAAAATGGATGAGAAAAAAATAAACCTCAAAGAGGCTAAAAAATTCGACAAGTGGATGAAAAAAACCGTTAAGTCGGTTTACTATTCCGATCACAAAAAAATGACTAACGCATACTTAAAACTAAATTAAAATGGGAGCAACCGCAAAACTATTCTTAGAAAATTCAGAGGAACTAATCACGATGTATGAGCCATCGTTTACAAAAAAAGACGCAATCCTTACAGGCAAGCGAATGGTCGATAACGTTATCAACGAGGGCAACGTCGACAAACACATGTTTATGGCCAACATTTGCCGACTTAAAGAGGTCGTAAACTCAGCCGACGCGGAAATGCGTAAGCACTTGCCTGAGGAGAAAATGACTTGCTACGGCGTAGAGTTTACTCCAGTAAACGGAGGCGAGACTATAAACTTTGGAGACGATCCAATTTATCAAAATCTTAAGGCCGACCTTAAAGAGCGTGAGGAGCTGCTTAAATTGGCTTTAAAACAAACCCAAACAATTTTTGACGCTTACGGTAACGAGGTGCCTCAAGTATCGGTAACGCCACGAAAATCATCAATCACATTAAAATTTTAATAAAATGAAAGTAGGATCAAAAGTAAGATTAAGAGAGACAAGTATTTTCGTAGCACTGGAAGACCGACACAACCCACGCGATAAGTATGGAACAGTTGTCGAAATAGGTAACGAGTCAAAGGACAAACGCCGAACGCAAGAGCTTCCAGTCGTAGTTGACTGGGGCGGGTTTACAAATTCATACCGTTACAACGATTTATATGAGCTTTCGTAGGGCCAAAGAGATAGCAGCCAATATCGAACACGCCACAACTATTGACGTGTTTGAGAATGGTCGCACGCTGCCAGTCGTTGATGTACGCGCATTATTTTGCTACATTTTAAGAATAGATTTAAAGTACAAAGTCGTTGACATTCGGGACATAATTCGAGAATACAGGCCCTACGATCACGCAACGGTATTGTATAA